TTTGGCCACCAATTTGAACTTCAATTTCTTTAAAAAGACCGTGACCGAAATTTTGAGCAACTTGATCAGAAACAGCATTAAGACTGTTTGCACCAGCGGAAGCATTAGCTAAATCAGAAACATCAACTTCGAAGTGCATTTTGTGAACTAAATCACCATTTCTAGAAATAGTAGCGGTCAATCTAGAACCATAGTTTTGAGAACCGTTTAAGGTTTGTTCAATACATTCCATAGAAAAGTTAGTGTGTCTTCTGTAGACAACTTTAAAAAAAGTAATTTGTGGGTTACCGGTGATGTAAACATCTTGGGCACCGTAAGCGACTAATTGCATAAGACCTCCTCCCATTATATATTATATATATATATTAAAGAAAAAAAAATAAACGAAGAGGTGTATTTAATATGCAATATATCGTTGAGCTTCTGTAGATACATATTTTAATCCACCTAAAACAATCCAACAACCAATTCTTTTATAATCATCATTAATACCTTCTGTTACTAATCGATGAATTTGGTCAATAATTAATTTTTGCAATTCTGTTTTATTTTGATTACTATATCTTCTATTTATAATATGATTTCTATGATGTAAAACATAAATATAATTTGGTGCAATTTTTAATCGTTCTTCAAAATGAACATCATAATTCATCCAAATTTCTTTCATTGCAAAATAAAAACGTTTTAATTGTGATGTACTTAAATTTAAAAACCAATCTTCATCTGTATAATATCCTAATAAATTTATATTATGAAACGTTTCAAATACTTGTTTATAAATTTGTTGTTCTCTTGTTCCTAAATAATTTAATTCTTCTTCTTTCATACAATCAGGTATAATTTTATATCCCATTTCTTTCATATAATCCATTCTTTTTACATAATTTTTTATTATATTCTGATTAAAATGTATGCTTGTATATGGATTTTTTCTTGTTGTTTCCATTAATTTCCTCATGGTTCTTAATGAAAATGTATAATATTTCTGATTTTCTATAAATGAAAATAATGTTCTTTGATATTCTCTTTTTACTTCTTCACTTTTAATTTTTTTATTATCTTTTTCTTCCCATAATTCAGTTCCATCAATATCAGTTGAATTAATTGATTTTGTTACATCTAATATACATGGACCTAACATTTTCCTAAATAAATATCCTCTAATTATTGCTTGACATTTAATAATTTTATTTTCTTCTTTGATATAATAATTTTTATTTTTTTTAATATTAAAATATTTTGTTAAAAAATTAATTAAATCATTTTTACTATAATAATTTGATGAATATAATGACATAAATAAAGTTTCTTTTAAAATATAACTTTTTAATTTCAAATTTTTCATATAAGCATTATTTATTTTAATTAAATATTCAATTTCATTTTTTTTTAAATATTTCATATAATTTTTATCATAATTTTCTTCGTTAATATCATCTAATTTGTCTAATAATTTTTTATCTTGATTATAATTTCCAAATAAAACATATGATTTTTGATGTTTATTACAATAATTAGTTTTATTTTTTTTGAGTAATTTACATCGATTTGTATTTTTTAAAGATACTTTAGATATACAATATTTATCATTATGATCCATAATAAATTGTCCTATTACTAATATATACAAATTTTCTTTTAATTAAAAAAAATTAAAATTGATTTTTAAAAAATAATTGTATTAATCTTAAAATGACTAAAACAAAACTTGAATCTGTTATTGAAAAAATTTGGCTTGACTTAAACTCTGGTGAAGTTCCTAGAGATTTAGAAGATTTTAAACAAAAATATTTAGTAAAATCAAACCGAAAAAAAATACCAGAAGAAATTCAATGTCAATGTTTAACTAGTAACAATAAACGATGTATAAAAAAAATATACAAAGAAGCATTAGAAAATGAACATTATGTATGTTTTCAACATTGGAAATTATATAATAAACATAAAAAATATTTATATGGAACTTTGTATGAAAAATCTATAGAAAATTAATATAAAGTTCCATAACCTCCCATATCATATTGTGGTGGAGCAGAATTCATTTGGTTCAATTGAACTGGTAATTGATCTTCCGCAATCATTTGAGGTGAACCCATGAAATGTCTTGGTACATTAGGTTGTTTATGCCTATTTACTTCAGGTATTATTGGGATTTCACTTTTTTTTTCGTTAAGGCCATGTTTTCTATTTACATTTTCTTCAACTGTTTTATTTTCGTGTTCCATTGGACATTCTAAATTACCAGCACCAATTATTTTATCAACTACAAATTTATGAACGATACTTGTTACAAATAAAACCACTAAGGCAAATGCAGTCATTTCAACTAATTTTTGATCAATATCAATATATTTGTATACTATAAATAAAACACCCATTGCAGTTAAATAAAATACTAATTCTTTTACTAAACAAGCCATTGGGTTTTTTTTTCCAAGTTCGATAACTCTGTTGTACATTATATATATATTAAAATGATATTTTTTGAATTGTTTAAATTTTAATTAAAAAATAAAGTATATATATATTTATGGCTGATGATAATTTATCATTCGAATATGATATTGAAATCCCAATAAAAAAAAATGAAAATCCATCAGAAGAAATCTTAAAAAAACATCTTAAGATTTTAGAAAAAAAATGGATATTAAAAGATTTTGATAAAATTTCTCAAGATAATTTATTAAAACGTATATATAAAAATTTAAATATCAATTCAAATGAAAATATTGATTTTGATATTGTTGAATATCAATATGAAGAAGAAATGAAAAAAACATTATGTTTATTAAAACTTTTTTCTAATTATGAAATTACTGAATATGATGATGATTATCAAGATCCTAACTTACAACGTGTAAAACATTTACAAAACATCATATTAAGTTCTAAGGATGCAATTGAATCTTTATATCGTATGAAAAATAAAATGGATCCTAACTTTGAAGATTCAATGAATGATGATACCACTTTATTTCATCATTATTATCTTAAAGAAGATGATGATAAATTAAGTCCATATCAAAAATTATTATTATATTTATTCCAACAAATTTCATTACATAAATATAAAAGATATCGAGGTAAATGTTATGAACCTGTTTACGTTAATAATGATAATGAATATTATACATATGCTTGGAAAGAAAGTAAAACCATTGAAGACTTTATATATGCCAAAACTAAAAAAAATGAACACTATGAACAGTGGAAATGGGCTACATCTGCTAAAGATATCTATAATAAAGCTTGTACATATCTAACTAGTTGTAAAGATGATGAATTCCCTGAACTTGAGAAAGATAGACATATTTTTTCTTTTAAAAATGGTGTATATGTAACCTTTGATAAGAAACATTTTGAAGAAAATAATACTTATCAAGATTACTTTTATGGATATGGAAAAACTCCTATATTATCTCAAAAAAATATATCTTGTAAGTTTTTTAATATAGACTTTCCTACTGAAAAGTATGATAATTATATGGATATCCCAACCCCAAATTTAGACTCAATTTTTAATTATCAATATCATACTCATCCACAATATATTGAAATATTAAAATGGGGATATATAATATTAGGTAGAATGTTATATTATATCAATGAATTAGATCAATGGCAAGTTATGCCTTTCTTTAAAGGCAAAGCTGGTACTGGAAAAGGTACAATTTGTACAAAAGTTATTAAAGAATTTTATGAACTTGATGACGTTGGTATCTTATCAAATGATGGTGAAAAAACATTTGGTTTATCTGGATTTTATGATAAATTAGTCTTTATTGCCCCTGAAATTAAAGGTGATATCAGTTTATCACAAGCAACTTTCCAAAGTATGGTTTCTGGTGAAGATGTCGTCGTCCCTATTAAACATAAAAGACCAATCGAAGTTGAATGGAATGTCCCTGGTGCTATGGCTGGTAATCAAAATCCTGATTATAATGATAACTCTGGGTCTATGGCTAGAAGAATGATTATTTTTGAATTTGCTAAGATTGTTAATAAATCTGCTAAAGATCCAGCTTTAGGTTCTAAAATTAAAAAAGAAATCCCATATATTCTTAAAAAATGTAACTTAGCATATCTTGATGCTGTTTCTAAATATGGTAAAAAAGATGTCTGGTCTGTTATGCCATCATATTTCACTTTAACACAAGAAGAAATGTCTAAAGATTTAAATCCAGTTCAAGCATTATTAAATTCTGATCAAGTTGTTTTTGGTAAAGATGAATATGTCTTTGAAAAAGTATTTAAAGAAAAATTAAATATGTATTGTAGTACTAACAATTATCCTAAACAACGATATAATAAAGATTTAATTGATATGCCTCTGGCGTTAATGTCTGAAAAACTTGGATATGAACTTAAAATTGTCACTGCAAGAAAATATTATCCTAAAGATTCTAAGAAAAGAAGAAATGGTCGATATATCATTGGTTTTGATTTCAAAAATGAAGATCAAGATGAAGATGATGAATTTGGTGGTTTATAATCGATTTTTACTAAGAATTATTATTATTTTTTTTTAATGAATATCAATAGACCTTCTTGGGATGAATATTTTATACAAATTGCAACCTTAGCTTCTTCTAGATCATCTTGTAATCGATTACACGTTGGTTGTGTTATTGTTAAAGATAATCACATATTAGCTACTGGATATAATGGCTTTTTATCAGGATGTCCACATCAAAGTATTGTATTAAATAATCATGAACAAGCTACTGTACATGCAGAACAAAATGCAATATCATATGCTGCTAAATTTGGTGTATCACTTAAAGATTCTACTTGTTATTGTACCCATTACCCTTGTATTAACTGTTTTAAAGTATTAGTTGCTGCTGGTATCAAAAAAATAATATATAAAGATAACTATAAAAACTCTTTAATTGTCCACACACTTGCAAAACAAACTAATATCCAAATTATACATTTTGATAAAAAAAAAGAAAATTCATAAAGAACTTTCCCCAAAAATATATATTATTTTTGTAATGTAGATATCATTTATTCATCGTCAGATTCATCCATTATCATAATGAAATTATCTTCAGATGTATCCATAGGGATTCTATGTTGTTCTACTTTTTCAATTACAATACTTTCTTCTTTTTTTTTTAATGCAATATATTTTGCATATTTTTTAAGTAATTGAAGTTTATTACCTTTGGCACTGATACCATGGTTTTGTAAGATTTGTTTTAAAGTTTTTTTATTACAACGCATTTTATATTAGATAGATAGATAGTTATTTATTATTACAATTAAAATTTAAAAATCAATTTTAATTTTTTATAATATTTAAAAATATATAGTATTAATGGAAAGTCGAAAAAAAAATTTATCTCCAGAAGTTTGGGGACCTTGTGGATGGATATTCTTACATTCAATCTCATATAGTTATCCTGAAGATCCAAGTGATAGTCATAAAAAACAATATTCTGATTTTTTGTATTCATTAAAAAATGTACTCCCATGTGAAAGTTGTAGTAAACATTATTCAGATTATATTAGTAAATATCCACCATTATTAAATTCTCGTGATGATTTTACTAAATGGATGATTGATTTACATAATAATGTTAATATGGATAACAAAAAAAAAGTTTTAACCTATGAAGAAGTACATAAAAAATATATGGAATTATATCAAGAAGAAAAAAAATTAAATCCATTAACTGATGATGATTTTGATGAAGTTAAAATGTGTTTAGCTTTAATGGTTATGGTTGTAATATCATACGCAATCTGGAAAGTTGTTAAATAATTAATCCCAATACTGTTTTAATTTATATGAACTAATTTTTATATTATAATCCGTTAATAATAATGATATTGCTTTTCTTTGTGTTATTTTTGGAATATCTTGTAATGTTTTTATAATTTTTATTTGTTCTTCACTATATTCTTCTATTTTTTTTTCTTTTTTGATATCTTTTTTTATTTCATAATCAATTTTTTGACCTTCTGATGTATTTACATATCCATTTATTTCTAGAGTCCCATGATGTACATTTGTGTGACAATCTTTACATAATACAATTAAATTATGTTTTATATTCTTATGATATGGTTTATTATCTAATATACCATAACAATCACTATCTTTTTGAAAATTTATATGATGTGTATCTAATTGAATTTCTTTTGAATTTTTTTTACATATCTTACATTCTTTCATAATCACTTTTGCATTATACTTTGATGTTTGGTGTTCTGATATACTATCTAATTTGTTATCTAATTTTCTTCTTATTTCTAATGATCTACTTACAATTTCTTTTGGTAACCCCATATGACGTGCTACTTCTATACCATAATCATTTGGCCCTGGACCTTCTTTTAATATCCTTTTATATATTAATGTATCTCCATCAAAATCTACTAATAAATGATTCATTGATACATTTTCAATTGGATTTTCATATAATTCATCTGCTAATTCTCTTAAATGTGTTGCAAATATAAAAGAAGATTTCTTTTTTGAAAGATATTCGATTGATGATAACACTAAAGATATTGCACTTTTTGATTCAGTTGAACAACATAATTCATCTCCTATAATTAATGAATTTTCATCTGCACGTTTTAATATATTACTCAATTCTGTCATTTCAACTGCAAATGTTGATTGACCTTGATATATATTGTCATGATTTAATATTCGTGTGAATATCTTTTTATATGGACTTAATATACATTCTTCTGCTGGAACAAAACAACCTATTTGTGCTAATATAATACTTAACGCAATCGATTTACTCAAAGAACTTTTTCCTACAGCATTTACACCAAATATCAATTTTCCATCAATATTATTTCCTAATGATATATCATTTGGTATATACTCTTCATCATCTTGTATTTGTTCTATAATTGCATGTCGAACTTTTTTTAAACTTACATATGATTTTTTATTATCTTCTAATATTGGTTTTGTATATTTCCATTCTTGGGATATCTTCCCTAATGTACAATTTAAATCTATCTCTGATATGTTTTTTATAATTTCTTTAAATGTTTTTTTAAATTTATTATTTATTTTTTGTAATTCAATGATATAACATTCTTTTAATATCGGTTTCATATCTTCAAATTCTAATTTCCATTTCTCTACACATAATCTTTCTATCAAATCACTATCAAAATATTTTTTTTTATATATTTCAAGTTGTTGTTTTCTTAAAAATCCAATATATTTTTTATTTGGATCCATATTTTTTAATACTTTTTTACATCTACTTTCTGTCCCTTCAATTAAATATCTTGATACAAACTTTGGTAATTTTAATGTAAATCCATTTGTATCTTTTATTGTATCATTGAAAAAATCAATATGTTGATTTAATGTTTTATTTCTTATATCTAAATTTTTTTGAATTTTATCGATATCTTTATATAATCCTTTTTTGAAAAAGTTTAATGTCATTTTACTAAAACTTTCTTTCATTAAATCATTTACTTCAAATATTTCTGATACATATTCTAAAAAATTTTGAATATCAGTATCATTCAAATAACTAAATAATTTATATTTTGATAGTTTTTGATATATCTTTTTTATATGCTTACATTGTTGATATATATCAAATAATTGGTGTGGTTCTAATCTTTTTATTTGTAATAATCGATATAATCTCATTAAATCATTTATGAAAGATAATTGATATTGAATATCATCTCTAATATCAACATTAGTTTTAAAAAACTCTAATTTTTCATATCTATTATTTAATTTTTTGATATCAATTTCTGGATTTAATAATCTTTGATGTAATAATCTTTTTCCAATACTCGTTTTTGTTTTATTTAATATCTTAAATAATGTTCTTTTATGAGGTAATGGATCAATAATATTTAATTGTTCGATTGCAGTATAATCTAAATGTAATTTATCTTCATTAAATAACAATGTTGGTTCTGGTAAATCATTTAATATATTTTCATA